CAAGATCCATACCAGTTAATGCTTTAATCTGTGTGCTATCCGGCAATACATTATATTTTGTTGTATGTTCTTTGAATAGTTCTGCTACTGGGCGCAAGGACTTATCAAAGTTCTCTGAGTTCATAATATTCATAACTCTGGTATACAACTCGGCATTTGTAATCATCATTTGCAAAAACAACTTCTGCAATTCTACACTATATTCTTTATTATCCGATTGTTTTCTCAATTTTCTTCCTCTGTATTTCTATTTTTATTTTACTCATTGTGGCACTTTGCAAAATGCTTAATAGAGTAGGCAACTTTCCATATCTTACAACAGCATCGTTGACGTCCTTAATATCCGGTTCCCAATTAGGTAAACTAACGCTATAGCTTAATTCTAATGCTCTATCACATAACTTTAAACCTGTCTTATCTCTGTCAGGAACTACAATAATTTGTTTATTTAATGATGCAATCAATTGTGCTTGTTCATTGCTAATATCATCATGCATGATTGCAATACCATCAATACTTAATGCATCAAATATACCTTCTGTTAATATACATACTTGCCATTCAGGTTTCTGTATATCAATATTGAATACGTATCCTGGCTGTTGTTCGTTAATGTATTTTGGTATTTTATTATCTAAGAATCTGCTAGTATGACCAACAATTTTATTCTTATAAGTGTAGGGAATGATTATTCTATTAGCATAACGACCTTTTAGATTAGGTGTTATTAAGAACGGATACTCATTATAATTTATCCCCCTAGACTGTACATAATCAATATACACTTTGTGTAACGGGTTACTTCCATCTAACATTTCACCTTCAGGTAATTCATGATCCTTGAATTTGATTTTTATTTTAGTTTTCTTTTGAATTACAATATCAAGTAAATCTTTTTGTTGTAAACTTTCTAAGCTCCACTTGCCTATCTGTGTCTCATCAATGCCACACCATAACATTAGTTGTTTAGTTTTGTAACTGATACTACGACCTAATACAAAATTACATTTGTATCCACAGTTAAAGCAATGCATAGACCAGTTAGTTTGTCCGTCAAACTTAATACCACCTCGCATTCTGCGATCGGGTTTATGACCAAGATGGCTACAACAGACAGCATTAAAGCTATGCCATCCGCTACTTGTAGTCTTTTTCTTGCCGGGAATTATGGATAAAATATCAAACATTAGTAGTAGTATAACATATACTAACAGAGATATCAACAACTATGGTCGTTTATCTTGCCAATATATTAGTTACAATACCAGCATTGCTTTCAAATTGCATTCTGATAAATGGGTGAAAGCCCTCTACAACATAACCTTTTGTATCAGTTACTTCTTCATATGTATCAGCAAAGATTGGATACCAATCACCATCAACAATTGTAGAACCTTCAATAGCGATATTACCATAATAATCACTATATTCAGCTTGTATGGTTAGTATGCTAGTATCATTTGTACTGATAACGCTAGTGTAATATATGAGATTACTATCGCTATTGCCATTTGCGTTATTGTTAGGGAATGCTTGTCCTGTTGGAATTGTTACAGGCATTGAAGGAATGAAGCTAGGAAGGATGCTATTAACGATATTCAAATCACCACGTGCTCCTGCATTTTGGTCAACAAATACAGGGAAGTCAAATTCACCAACTGGGATTTCCAATGAATAATAACATTTCTGTGCATCAAATCCATCGATATCAGCAGGACCTAATTCTAAGGCCGCAATACCTGTTGCCGGCAACTGTAATGTTAATGCTTTTTGTAATAATACCGCTCCACCAGTATTGTTAATAATTCTACATACAATAGATTTACCGGTAATGTCTACTGGTTTCTGTTGTTGATTAAGGAACTGAAACTGTATTTGATTGTCTACACCTTTATGTAGTGTCAGTGGTTTGGCGTACTGAGGCATATAACTCCTTGGCGAATATCCTGATAATAGTACAACGATTTGACGTTGTGTATAAATGAAAACTTGGGTTGAGTACACAAATGTAATCTCCTATTGTGTATTTAGTCATCCATATATATTATTTTATTAATGGTTTGGGAAGGGCGATAAATATATCCGAGACTATAATTTTAATGATACAAAACGAGTTTTTTAAACGCCTAGGCGAAAATCACCCCTTCATAACTATTTGTTCCTACGCAAATCAGGATTATGTGGGAATTGTCCAGAACCGAGACGATATAGTTACCACTATATACGATTACGGTGCTATAATAGACAATGAAGTTAAAGAGAAATTCCTAGAGCTAGGAGATGTTTGGTGGTGGGAAAGTAATAGATTAATCCCCATAAATCTGTTCTTAAAAGACGAATGGAGTATCTTTCGGCCCTATATCAGGACATTCAATAACAAAAGTCTCACAATACTACATGGTCCTGTATGTAGTATAATTGAATTAAACAAACGTAGAAGTAAACGCCGCAGTATTACTCTAGTTAAACGCTTACCCTAATTTAATCATTTCATACAGTTGTTCAATAGTAATAATACTTTTACTACCTTTTCTACTATTTTCTTTTGCTTCTAATATTCGTAAATTCGCAGGGTGATTTACAATCTCTGCTGGTAAATTAGCATTCCATGCATCAAGTATACTTAACTTGTGATCTACGTGATAAGTTTGTTGACCTAATTTATATCCGTGCTCTTTCGCCCACATCTGAGCCCGTTCTCTTATGGCACGGGCATAATGTCTATAATTTTTAGCATCTTCTGGAGTAAGTAATCCTGATTTTTTTCTTTTAGTTTCTTTCATTTTATTGATTGCATCAGGAGTACATACTGACTCTAAAAAAGTTTGTTTTGTTCTAGTTTTTCTTTCATCCGCGTCAGGTCTTTTCCAATGTTGTTTTATTCTGGATGAATGTTCTTTTATATATGATTCGCAATGTTGTGTTATTTTACAGCACGTATATCTACCATTAGTATTCTTAAATAATGCAGGCTTACTACATCCCTGATCGCACAGTGTACCCTGAGGTATAGGATCGTGTGTCATATTATGGTAATGCCACATTTGTGGGTTATTAGAAACATAATCACAATGATTACATTTTCTAGGATACTGCATTTTTATATAATCTTTTGGTGCAGGCATAGTATTATTTATGCCTAATCAAAAAATCACATGCTATTACGCTCCTGTTCACATAGTAAATTCATATGCACCACTACTAATTGTGAATAGGCACAGGAATGCGAACGCTTAAATATGTATCCATCAGTTCCCTTATCCCATACAGTTTTAGCAATATCACTCCATCGTTCACCAATCAAATGCTTTTTACCGGGACGAATTACTGCTAGAAACATAGCTAATCTTGGGATGCTATCTACTGGTTCCGGCATCTTTTGTAAATTGTAGTACTGATTATTCAAATGAATCAATTTCTCTACAAATACAGGGTCTTTAAGTTTACCCCAATTAGGTTCATGCATCAACTCTAATAGATGTTGTTCGTCACGTACCTGAGTATAAACGTGTACATTTAATAAATCTAGTTTAAAATACCCACGTTTGTCTGCTACAGTATAGTCAATACTTGCTATATTGTGTACTGGATCATATGGTATATCAGTAATATATACACCAGTGGCATGATTGCGTATAGGTTTAACATTACGCATTGCCGCTCTAGTATGAGATATTAACTTTAATAGAGTATCTCTATCACCAAAGTCAATATCAATGTCTGAATCAATTCTCATTACTTTGCCATGTGTCGCCGTGATAACCAATTTCTATAGAGCCATCATCATCAACTATAACCTCAGCTACATCATCTTGGTTAAGTGCTATAACTATAATAGGTATATCATTGTCATCTATTATAACTTTTTTATCCACTTTATGATATTTCATTAATATATCTAGTTTTTCTTCATATGATATATTGTCACTAAAATTTATTAACATGTTAACTCCAATTTCTTATAAGCTTTTTGTACAACAATAGCTTGCCGTTCAGCATCTTCTACTGCTTTGTGGCTTGTACTATGACCACCATCACTAAGTTTAACACCTGCTATTTCATACAATGTTCTTGTGTCTCTGATTGTATAGAACGGCCAAGGAATAGGATTAGGCTTATCACTTACTTGCCGCCAAGCAGACTCCATAACGACACAATCGAAGGAAGCACCATTACTCCATACAGCACGACGGTTCCAACAAAACTTATAAAGGGTCTCCATGCACTCGCTAAATGGTGTGCGTCCCCGGTCTCCCAGTGCTTCTTCAAGTGCCTCAGGGCTCTGCTCACTCCACCATCGTAATGTATCTTCATTAATACTCCTGTTATATATTTCTGTTTGATCCTCAATGGTAGGTCTTAGTTCTAATCGTTCAACTACACCTGAACCTTTAGGATCAAATCGTA